TAATTGTCCCATCTAGTGCTAGCTCTTGAAACTGTGCCTTTCTTTCATCATCGTTTATATCTCCCGCGTAAATGGGAGATGAAGCATATATGGCTTGCATATTAGATTCACTTCGCGTGCCGTACGGTTTGTCGGTAGGAGCTGCGGGTTCAACAATAGTTTGCGGTTGTTCTGCCATTTATTATATCTCCTCTAAAATTTTTCTCTTTAAAAGTTCTCTAAGTTTAGCTACCTTTCTTGCCTTACGCAATAAGCGTGCTTCGTGAATTTTGAGTGCCTTCACATAATCAATTTTATTTACAAGATTATCTCCACCAGCCCAGACATCCTCTACTGTCTTAAAAGAAATATCTGAACTTTCCTTGGTACGAGACTTGCTTTTTTCTTCAAGCTTTTTTCTTTCTTCAGAAATTAAAGACTTTAAAACTTTAGGTGTAAGCGTTACGGACTTAGACATATATCTCTCCTAGATGTAGCAACAATAATACATATACACAAGAAGGAAATTAATTTCTCAAATTATATCAAGAAGAGCCGTCTGAGTGCGGCCATGAGCTTCCATACGATGAATCAAGATAATCCCCTATCGTCTGTCGAGATATTCTCTCCGACGATACTGATGGATTAGATCTCTGGATTCCAGATCCGTATTCGATTCCGGGAGGTTGAATATCACCTTTCCACTCTGGTACATTATGTGATGATAGATTATTATTTGTTCCCGGTCTTCCACCTGGTGAGTTGAGGTTGGGAACAAAGGGCGTCGCTGGCAAGCCGTCTCCTTGTGCTGATGACACTAATACCTCATCATAGTCAGGTGCATCTTCATAGTTGAGATCGAAAGGTTTCTCAAGAAAATAATACCCTTGAGAGTCTTTTATTTTTCCTTGTCTTACACCTATGTTTGGTGTGAGATCTCCCTGGCCGCCGTTTCCGTTCAACGCAGCGATTCCAATATCCTCAACAGTTTTTGATGTGTAGGTGGGGTCTGCTCCAACCGGAAGAGGAGAAAATGGAAATGACTCTTTGAGAGACTTGTCATCTCTCCGTCCCAAGCCACCGTTTCGATGTCCGCCCCAGGGTCTCACTGTCGCATATTCATCAGCCATTCTATTCTCCCTCCTTTATATCTATAGCTTGGAGGCATTTCCAAAGGCAAGTTCTGCCCACTTGCCTGCAGATTCTCCAAAAATATCAATAGGGTCTGATCGAGACATCATTAAATCAGCACTGTCTCCTCTAGCTGCAGAAGGAGAATGCCTCATTCCTGAATCTGCGCTCGCCTGCTCTTGAAGAGTTGTCATTGCGGTGTCAGCTAGCACCGAAGCTAGAATAGGATCAGATGTCATCTGATTAGTGATGTTATCTATATTTTTTTCAAAATTGGGATTTTTCTTGGGCTTCTTATTCCAGGAAATATTGTCAAGTGATCTTTTTCTTGGCAATGGGTCTTGGGACATAGTCTCTCTCGAGGAAATACTCTCAGCCATCATGGAGGTCTGTCGATCTCCGCTTAGCCCTTCCTGAAGAATTTCAACTAGGCACTCCTTAACAACGTCTTTTAAATCACGCCTGGAAAACTTGGCCATTCTCTCTCACCTACCACGATAAAATATCATTAAAAATTCTATCAATCTTATCTGACCTGTTAAAAATCTTATTAAGATCATTAAGATCGACGTTTTTCCCTTCAGTTAGCATAAAAGCACCTGGCGTGGATGGTTCACTAACCATATCAAAGCATATAAGTTGAAAATCTTCTTGAACAATTTGCGCATTGCCTTCACTTATAGTTGATCCCACGCCTCTCGATGAAATACCAAGTGTCACTCCAGATTCAACTAGGCTTTGCAAAATTTTCCCTGCAGGTGTATTAAGTAATTCAACTGTTCCCACCACAGAATCCCCCTCAAGAAACGCGTCCCGAATAATATGAGAAACATTCTTAAGCTCTACAACAGAAGAGTCAGGATGATCACACTCACCAAGCGCTCGATTTTCCTTAATAAATTTTTGATAATTCATTACCTCTCTTTCTAAAATAGACCGAGGATAAATTCTACCATTTTGATTTAGGGTATCGCATTTTTGTAATACACCGCGGAGAAGAATTTTTCCATTATTTATCGCCAATGACTCCTGAAGTGTCTTCTGTGTGTATGCTAGTGGCATCCACTCTGTGAGAAGTTTAAGATTACCTGAGCTCATTTATCGCCTCCTTTATCTCGTTTTGCAACTGGGATATTACTAAAAATTTAGAAATAACTGCATCATCAACATTATCTATTGAAACTTCTAGAATGGAGTTTTCAACTCGATCTATCTTTTCAAGAATGTATTTATTATCCGTCATCTTCTTAAACTTATAAAGCTGATTGACTGTATCTTCTCTCATGTTGTCGAGTTTTTGAGAAATACTCTTGCCATTGTCAGATGAGAGTGAAAATACATACGACTTAATAATATTTCTCTGATCTTCATTAAGCTTGTTTTTGTATTTAGAATTTATTTTTTCAGTCATAATCCTAACGACCAATGTATCAACATTGGGATCTATATTTTCATCAAGAGACTCATCTGTCTTTTCACTTAAAAGCCATTCAACCATTTTGCCTTCTAATTCGACCATCTTTAACAAATCTGCTTCATCTAGCTTTCTCCAGTCATTCAGTAAGCTTTGAATAGTTGCATATGTCTTATATTCAGGTACTCTTCTATAATAAAAGCTAGAATCGTTTAGAATATGATTGATATCTCGTATTAGCAAAGATTTTTCTTTATTGAGAGCACCTTTGTCAGCTCGACGAGCAGCGCCCTTGGCTTCAGTTAAAATTGCTGCAGCAACAGCAGAATCACTTACAGTTGATTTTGCAAGTGCATTAAAAAGTCTAAACTCTCTATAAATCTCAGTAGATTTATGAAATCTTTTTTCAAGTATTCTTAATGCTGACTGTGCTGATTTTTTATCATCATTTATTAGATTATTAGAAATATATCTTAATAAAAGCTCATAAATGATTCCAACATTTCTCTTTTTATTGTGTGATTTTGACATCTTCCGTCCCTGATGAATTCAAATCCCAGAGTTTCTAAAACAATTAGATGTTATTAGGTATGTCTTTTCAAGACAAATCACCCTCTTCATTTACTGCTTCATTTTCAAGGAGAACTTTCTTTCTAATATTGAGTCGCTTGTCCATTGAGTGCAGTGAAGATTGCAATCTTGTTGTCATCTTAGCCTGTATTTCAATTTTATCATCTAGATAATCTAAAATCTCAAAATCATTTCCAAACTCGGTTAGCTTAGGCGTCTTATGTGCATTTCTAAGTGGATTTTTAGAATCACTATTTCTCTGATACTGCGCATTCTTAAGGCCATCTGGGTGAGTGATGGAATCTGATGCATCATTCCTATCAGGGCTAACTGAGCGCAGATGATCTACAAACCGAGCATCTTTGGATCCCTTTTTTCTTCTCGGTCGATTCCACTCCTCTCTTTCTGCGGGTGTTATAGGATCATCTTCATCTTCATCTTTGTCTTCATCTGATTCTTTCAAAACATTAGAGAGATAATCGACGGCATCTTGAGCTTTTATTGGAGCGTTTGCATCGTCGATAGATAGTGACACTATATCTGGTTCGCCGGCAAGAATTGGTAGCTGGTTACTATTTCGAAGATCTCCAGCTGTTTCTATACCTGGAGGCGGCGCCGCTCCTGCTTCAGGCGGGGGACCCCCAAGGTCAAGCTCTCCCTCGGCTGCAGCGCCGCCAGGAAGTCTTACAGCTTCAATCTCAAGATCTTGCTCTCTATCTACTACCCTACCAACTGTTATGGCTTCGATGTCATTATCAGTCATCTTAAAGACATTTTTCCTAACCCAATCTCTACTTACCATTCCTTCGGTTGTCATTGCACTTTGAGCAATCTCAAATCGAGTCCTATAGAGTTCAAGTTTTTGTTGTTGAGCGATTGTAGAGGGATTAGACAGGTGCAAGGTAAAGTCTAAAAGATCCTCTCCTTCAAACCCATTAGAAAAAAGATGAATAATTGCTAGCTTATTAAGCTCAGCTATAACAGTTCTCTGAATTCGATTAACTGTTCTTGAAAATCTAATATCTTCCTGCGAAAGCGTAGCCTTTGCGCCCAGTCCTTCATCATACCCAAGATATGCCTTTGGAATCTTTAAAGCAGCAAAAAGCTTCTTTTGAATATATTCTACATCTTCGATTGCAGTAGCATTTGCCCCACCAGCAAGAGTATCGATCTTAGTTCCTGACTCAGAGCCTCTAACCGGAAGGTAGTAATCCTCATCAACACTTAAAGGATTGTATCTTAAATCAACCCTTCCCGTATCTCTATCCACCACTTGTGCTCTCTTAAGCGTTGATTGAACCTGTTCCATGTAATTGGAAATATCTTCCGGGGGTACATTTCCAACGTCGACATAAAAAACTCTTCTTTCTGGTGATCGCACGATTCTATAAACTAGCATCGCATCTTCAACTAAAATAAGCTGTCTCCAAATTCGACGAGCTGCTTCTAGAACAGATGAACCATACGGTAAAAAGGCATCATTTCCTAAAATTCTCATATGACAAACTTGCCAATTTTCAAGAACCTGGTTTCCCTGAGTTACCCATCTGAATCTCACTGCCATGGGATCTTTAGGGTCAAAACCCTCTTCTCTCTCAATTTCATTTACTGGAATTGGAAAAGCATTGATAATTCCGTGATCTGAGCTTACGTCATTGAAAAGAAAGAAATCGCCATATTTGCATAAATTTCTCGCCCAGGCAGTTAGATTAAATTCTACATTAAGCGTATCATAAAATAATTCATCTAGCAAGCGTCCAATTGTAGGATTTTCAGAAAAAACATGCAAAACGCTTCCAGTCTCATCAGCTGCCACAGTTTCTTCTGAGTAGATATCAAGAGCAGAGCTTATTTCTGGAGTATATTCCATCTCAGAAAAATCGCTATACCTTGCCATTCTATCATATGTGCCATAAGCGCTCATAGCAGTGCTATAAACGTGACTCTGCGATTTTCTAAACATCTCGAAAGCTGAGGTGGTCTTTTGAGACCCCTTGAACTCTCTTACCTTTCTTTTAACAACTGGGCCGCTTCTAAATAGCAGCGTTAATCTTCTAAATAAAGATTGTGAGTCTTGAGTAGCCACTTATAACCTCACTTAATAAGCCAGTCATGATCTGCTGAAATATTAAGCTTATTACCCCAGCCAGTTGGTCTTTTTGCACCCGTTTTACTTGTAGTTTTCGGATTTTCGAGCTTGCTTGAATCGGGTCTTCCAGATAGAATAGCCTCAGGAAGATCATCATATGTATTTCTTTCAAACTTCATTCCACGCAACATTGCATCATTAAGGATTTTCGAGTTTCCGCTATATTCCGGGGATGTATCGTAGAGCCAGGTTCCTATTGCTAAGCTCATAATAAGATCATCATTATAACCTTTCATCGCTTGAACTTTGTTTCCCTTCCAGATAAAGGTTTTAAGCTCCTCATAAAATCGAATAGAATAAATCTTAATAAGCTTGTTTCGTAAAACCTCTTCAAGTTTTGTTATTATCTGATTTTTTGATTTTCCACTAGTAGTAAATCCAGCATTATCTGTCTCACGAGCTGGGACATATTTTCCAATATATATCGATTTTCTATTCTTGTAATATAAATTGGGATACTGAAGATCTTTTAATCGCATGATGGTTGCGAAACCGTAGCTATTGTTTTCTGGACACAAGAGAGCGTTATTATATTTTCTACCAAACTCATCCAAAATTTCAGCAAACCTGTCGGGTGGAATTTTTCCCTTATACTCCGCGACACACTCTCCCTCTCCGATATCAATAACATGAAATGTCGAAAAATCCTTTGAATCACCTCTCGCTATGTCTGCTGACATCACATAAGTGTGCTCGCTTAGCGGGTATTTCCAGATCCAGACATTCATATCTGGTCCGGCTCTCTCTTTTGGAGGACGACACATATCTCCTACCCAAGCAATATCCCTATCAGTAAGAAAAGTTTGTCCCGAAGATGCAAAGTCACAAAGGTATTCTTGTGCGATTTGTCTATCGGACATGTTAGCTGTGGTTTTTTCAAACCACAATTTATCTCTTTCAGGGTGAACGTCCCACGGTAACCGAATGGATTTAAATTCATTTAGCTGAGCTTCTGCTTCTGTATAAAGCTTATAATACTGCCCTCCCACTCCATTGGGTGTGGAGAGAATAATCACCCGACCGCCCGTGGAGATCGTAGGGTATAGCCCAGTCCATAGATCATCAAAATTTCTAACAAATGCTGCCTCATCAATAACCAAAAGAGATAACGCTTCAGAGCGACCTGCGTCATCAGACGTAGGAATAGCCTTTATAGATGATCCATGACTAAATTCAATTAACTGTTTATTATTCGTGATCATTTCTGGCAAAATAAGCCACTTTGGAAGACTTCTTATCATCGTCTTAGTCTTAGAGATAAAATTTTGTGCGACGCTAAGCTTAGTTGCAATAACAAGCACATTTTTATCTTTCTGAAACAATGTCATCCAGACTGAATATGCTGCGACTAGAGTAGACATTCCCAGCTGTCTAGATTTTAAAATTATCGAAAATCTATGATCATTAAACACATCTACGCATTCATCCTGAAATGGGTACGTGTCAAAGCCTATGAGACCGCGAACCGGATGTTGAATTTTCAAATATGAATTGAAAAAGTATATCGGGTCCTTGCCGCATTTAACAATTTCGGATACTTGTTTTGATTTGTTAAATTTTGACATTTATTCACAGTGAAAGTTTGTAAATCTTCGATAATATGCAGTTCTTCGCGGTGTGGACCACTGGGCTGTAATTATCTCTACACTATCGTTTGTATTAAGCTCCTTAAGCTTAAGCGCCCTGCCCGTCATCTCTTTGAATTCCTTTTTTAGATTTGACACATAATCTTTTGTCAATTTGAGAGATTCTTCTTCCACCTT